TTTCCACGCCCTAGGAAACACCATTTTATCCTCGCAGTTCAACCCACCAAATCGTACATCCTCTTCTGGTTCCGGTTGTAGCTTTATCCCAATACCACCGGGACCGGGTAGTCCCCAACCCCCTGGGGCACCACCCGGATCGTATATCTTCGGATTAGGTGGAGCCTTTATACTCGGAGGGAGTAAGAATGGATCATTTCCAGGGCCAGGATTCCAACCCCGCCATGGCAACCGTATCTTAAATTTAAGACCGAAGGGCAATCGTCCAGGAAATTCCCATCCCCGCCCACCCGGTAATAGTCCTTTATCCCAAAATTTTGGATCCCAAGATATCTTATCAGGATATTGAGCATTTTTCTGCGCCGTATTATCTACTTGAAGAAGGTAGTTGTCTTTTTTAGTTAAAAGAGTATACCGTGAACTGTTTACGTCGGTATTAAACAGGTCTAGACCCACAACCTCCATATCTTCTACACTTTCATGATACCCAGCTGTTCTTATATTTACAGGTACAGTTAATTTAGTAACAGCTCCGGTAACATACTCTATGTTTATTCGCAATGTTACTGATTTGTTTAGTGCAATATTGGATGGGTAATAAATATGGCTATAATTTTTATTTAAAAATAGAGGAGAGGGCCCTTTAAGAATTTCAGAGTAAATAGAATCAGTTCTATAATTTTTGTATATACTTAATTCTGGCTCTTCAACTGACGATCCGTCACCCCAATTGAATGCAATATAATTTGGAAAAACATCACAATATACATCAGATAAATCAATAATAAAGTTTGTCTGGTCAAATAGATCTATAGTGCTATAAGTATGCTCTACAGTGGGCAGTGTGGTTGATACGCTAAAAGTATAAGTGTTCATAGTACTAAGGAGACTGCACCGGCGCTAAGAGGGTTATTACCACATAAAGAAAATGATAATGATTCCAGGTCTAGGTCACCGGTATTGTTAACATAAAGATTAGTAAAATTATTGTCAGTGGTTTCATAATAATCCGTACTTAAAAAGTTTACTTGATCAGTATACTCAAATAGGTAGTTATATATAACAGGAGTTTTATTTTGATCCTTTAATAAGAAACCTAAGTTAAATAGCTGATTAGCACTGCTATAAGTTAAGAATGGCTTACTGCTTTCCAGGTATGTTACATTAGATGAGGTGTTATTAAAGTACGCAGTAGATGATACTACCGGATTTATAGTGGTTGGAAATATTCTTTCATTTATTTTATCTTTGTCGTTATATTTTCTAATTTCGGGATACACTCTAAAAGAACAGAGATTTTCTATTTGCGAATACACTAGCCTGCAATAAAATACTTCGTTATTTACAGTAACCCTATTACTCAATTTATTAAAGTTATCAGAGCTATGTGATAAAGAAATAGCAGCTGTGTTTGGATTCACAAATGCCCCATCATCGTATACAGTTTTTTCTATAACCAAGTTAGAGCTTGTTTCTATAAAGAGAGTATCACCATTGTAAATATCAAAGTTTGTAACTTTAGTACAAAGCTCATTACAAATTGTAGTGTTGTATTTGGTAGAAAGATATGGTAAAGCTTGTGTTAGCTCCTTAACTGGTGATAACGACGGTGCAATAGAAATATTTTTAAGATATATTTTTCCGAGATGGTCATTTTTGCTAAAGTAGCTTTCTTTTTCTGGGGATACAGATAAGGTTTCCGTGGGTAGGTATACAGTATCAATATAGGTAAAATCTTCTACATCAGAACCATAGTTATAAATTATATCATCTGTAAATAGACCCCCGTCCATATTTTGAACTCCATTATTAGAGTCAGGCCCGCCGGATGCTCTTACATTTAGGGTCATATTACCAGATATTGTCGGGTAGTCAGCATCACATAGAGCGCGCACTATAGTTGATTTATTTCCATCACCTGAAGGAAGACCATTATACTGCGCTACCCCACCTTCAATAAGCTCTGTAAAGTAATAAGTGCCGGCACCATCTTCAAATGAGGTGGTAAATGAGCATAATCCTGATCTTACCGTACTTGCTAAGTCGCTAGAATTTGTATATTTAAAATAAGCTCCTTCTTTAACATCAGCTGTAATAGTTCTCTTAATATCGTAATCTACCTTCTTAAAATTTGACGGCGCTAATAATTCCTGATAAGGATTAAAATATCTAAAGAAAATATTATATGCAGATGCTGGAAATGTAGCCCAATTAGCAGGCGTGTCAGAATTTATCGTACCTTCACCCTTACCAGTCATTCCATTCGTAAAGGAAGATATTCCCGATCTTAAAGTCTCTGGAAATGTTGTCGAATCTGTTACACTATAATTGAAATTATAACCATCACCGTATAGATCATCAAAAAATTGATACCCATTAAATATAAGACTTTTTATGGTTTTCGGTGTTTCATTAATAAATTCCTCTTTATAGTAATTGTTATCCTTTATTATTCCAAATATGTTTCCAAATAAGTCTTTCTTGCTATCACTTATATATCCTTGATCATATAAAAATGATAAGTCTGTATTAATATTTCTTTCTTGTAAAATTTCAGAATTATATCCAATGACAGAAGTGCTGTTTTTATCTGTATTAGGTTGATTAGCTGCTATTCCCTTACTTCCGTTATTTTGAGATAAAGAGGTATCTACAACAAAAGCGAAAATATCATGATTATTAGTAAATAAATTCGGATCCGGAAATATGTAAAATTGGTTTGGTTTATATGATTCTTTTTCGAAATATTCTAGCCTTTGTCCTTGTATAGATACTATACTAGTATTGGTAGGTCTAAAAAATCCTAAGTCTCTTTCACTTATTATATCGTCGGAGAAAACAGAGGCTGTAGTAGGAAAATTCTGATCTAATAAATTTCTATATGGCGCTTCGGCTTCAAATAATATACCAACAGTAGGAGTACCAGCAGAATCGGTTCTCAGATAGTAATAATCTGCTCCTGAGTACTTCTCAGTTTGCTTGCGCTTAGTTTCAAATAGTTGATTACCTTCCTTTAACGCAGTGAGCTCATTACTTACAGCGCCATATGTTCGCTGTATTAAATCAATATCAGGAGTTACAAATATATCGCTAGCGTTATCATACCCTTTTTGATTCCTACCGTAATAATTTTTACTAGGAATTTGGTTAAAGTATTGAGAGTAATTATCAAAATATTCAGTTAAAGAAACCGATAGATTATTTTTTATTGCCTCTATATTATAGTCAATATTTCCTGTATTTGTATTTTCTAAAAAGTCTAATATTAATTCACGTGCAGTTTGCTGTAGATTAATATTAGTTCCCTTTACTTTGCTCTTTACAGTAGAAAAATGTAACGAATTTCTTTTCTTGTTATAATATGTTATTATATCTCTTATTTTTTTACTATAATATGATATTATAATTCTTTGATCATCTTTATCATTAAAATCAATTTGCGTTAAAAATTTCTTTTCGGCATTGGTAGAAAAATTTAACGCAATATCCTTCAAAAAATCCTTATATCTCTCGATAATTAATTCATTGTTAGAAGCAGTTTTATTGGTAGATATTTTACTCCATCTATTTACGTAAGTTGTGTAAAAATCCTGTAACGTGTCTGGTGCAAAAGACTCTTCAACATTTTTAATAAAATTTAAAAATGAGAAAGGTTTAAATTTATCTAGTGCGTCGTCTCTATTAACATTAGGATTTGTTATAGAGCGACTTACTTGAGGATATCCTTTAATAATGTTACCCATTAAGTATATTTAAGCTGGAAATAATGATAGACTACTATATAGCGTATTCCTAATCATTATATCGTCAATTTTTTCATTCCCTCTCATAGTACTCAATGGCTCATTAAAGCTCAGAGTTGTCAAGGGGTTAGTAAAGTCAATTATCCCACCCACTACTGTACCCTCATACACGCTGCTATATGGGTAAAAATTATAATTGTCGTTTACAGTCCCTATATCGTAAATTACAGGTAAGGTAAGTGGCCACCCCCATGCAGATCCTTGCGGGCTTTCAGATCCTATACCACTAAAAGCATATTGGTTAGTAGAGCCATCACGTAACTCAACACTGCATAAAGGTTGATATGTATTTAATTTTGTATATAGACCGCTAAATTTTTCGTATGCTACTATATCTGTCCCCGCAGTAACAACATAAGTGTATGTGTCTAACTTGTCGCTACTTAAATTTTTTCCATATGTGTCTTTTGTGATTTGCCCCATATTAGCAAAATTTTCACTAAATTTATTTTCTGTACCTCTGAGCCTATTGTAGTTTGCACTTAAAATACTAATAACTCTTTCAATTTCTGGAGGAGTTAAATTATTAGATCCATCAAATACCAAAGCATCAGCATCTACCATATTAGCTAAATTAATTAAACTATCAATGCTACAGTCATCTATATCATTATTATTCGGTACAAAATTAAAACATTTTTCCCAAATTTTCTTTCCTAGAGTGTTGTGACTACTACTGACATTGCCGACTATAGTACCTAACAAATCTGTAAAAAACTCGTCTTTATCTGATAGTGCTTCTTGAAAACGCAAATCGTCATACATTTCTTCGAAGCCAAAATTCTCGTTGTGCTTACTCATTGCATAGAAGTCTTTAGGGAAGCAAGTTAAGGGTGGCGTTGAACCGGTTAAATTAGTTATTGTAGAAGCAAATGCATAGTCATTACTTGCGCTCAATCTTATAACAGTAGCAGTTGATGATACATTATCATTAAAGGTTAGTAGGAAGCGACCAGCAAAATCAGTATTGAATGTTGATACAGGTTGATTAATGCTAGTAATAGTGTAATTGTGATCCGCGACAACACAGAGCGGGTGCGTAAAGGTATCACTACCAGAAAGAACTTTAAAGAACGGATAGCTAGCTGACAAAGCCTTTACTGTATAATTGTTTGTGTTTTTAGGATTTAAAACAAGAGGTATACCTACCCCCTTAAATTGTACAGAATTAATAGGAAAAGAATTAAATTCATCTTTATCACCACCTAACCCATTACTAGTAATTTGTATATTGCTAAGCGTTTGAGCTGACGTTGAGCCAACAAAAGTAGAAAGGGTTATGTTAAAATTAGTGGGGTAATCTGTATTGTTAGTCTTTTTAACACTTGTAGAATGAATAACATCAGGATTTTTAAAAAAGGAAAGATATATAGGGTTACTCTGCTCTTCTGTTTTAAAATATACAATATTTTGTCCAGAGGTACCTGCTATGATTGAAGAATCATCATTTCGATTAGACGTTACTATTTTAACGGCGCTTAGATCTGTCCCATAGCTAGAAAGTTTTACGTATATAAATTCACCGGTCAAACTTATTGTTTTAATTTCATTATATTCAACTGCAGAAAGATTAGATAAGGTATTTTTTGTATAAAATGAAGAGTAAGTTTTAAAGTGATTAAATTTATTTTTTTCTAAATTAAAATAATTATCATATTTGTCACCTGATAGGCTAAAATATATATCTTCAATGTTTAGATAAAAAGGTACCTGTGAGGTAGCACTTAACGGGTCGGAAAACTCACCAGCAGATAAATTTAAATTACTAAGATGACCTACCCCGTCATATCCACCCCCGTCAGCACCGGTAGTAGGGTCATCAAATTTTATATCAAACGAATCTTCAATATAATCTAATACTTTAATCCCACCGCTCAAAGAGCCCAGTACTGCATTGTTATGAATATCTCTTAATACCATTTTTACGGTATATTGCCCAGGATATTGGTATATGTGTGAAGCAGACGCTCCGTTGGCAATTGTACCGTCTCCGAAATCAAATTGAACTTTACTTAAATCTAACCCAACAGCCTCTACGTCTGATGATCGAGGAATTTTTGCTTTAAATAAGAGCGGGGTGATAGGAAGATTATAAGTAGAAAGAATATCCCCGCGATTAGTTATAGGGGATTCATTTTTATAATCTAGAACGTCAAAAGTGACATAGTCTGTGACTATATTATTCATCTTTTATAGCTATTCGGTTTGAGATAGACAACGGAGCATACAAATATGGAAATTTAAAAAATGGAAGTGTATCGTCCTGGGTTACTATTTGCATATCGCTGTCCGGGTATAGGGGATTAAATGATAAAAAGGAAATACCATCATAAGATGTATTGTCGGTTGTGTTGTGTGTGTATATCCTTTCAACACCCTCAATCGATAAAATAGTATTTGTTAAGTTAGTTAAACTTATATTTTGACCTAATTCGTTGTTATTAGGGTCAAAAAATGTTCTTATAATATCAACTACCTGAGCCTTTATTGTATTTTTGTTTATCTTGTTTGTATTTTTACGTACAATACATAGCTGTGTGTTATCTAGTATAGATAATTTTAGGCCTCGATCAGTATTACTGTTTACACCGAGCCCGTAAGCCATGTAAACAGGATCTCTTGGGACCACTTCATTAGATATCATTTTTTTATCTTCTGTCAATTCTAGTATAAGATTTTTAAATGAGTTACTTACATATGGCGGATAAGATCGATCTTCATTAATTACGAATTTTGGTGCTACAAAAATGTTAATATTGTTAAAGTCACACGAGCTAGCAAAATTTACTTGATTAATTAGTACACGATTTACTTTGTTAGGATTTACGCCAATATTATAAAAATATTGTATATACTCATTCATATACGTGTCATTACCTACAACCTTTGCACTACCTACCACATGAGATAAGTTCTTATGTATAAGTGCCTCATAATCACTTTCTGTTACTAACCTAAGTTGTGATGAAAATACTTTAGGAGCATTTTCCCTTATTTGTTGTACTGTCTCCTCGTCAGTAAGAGAAGAAGAATCTAACGGGTTATTAAAAGTTAATTCTGAGCTATTGTTAGCAGTAATAAAAGTAGTTTGATCTTTATTTAAGTATGTATCGTTAAATATTGCCCTCTGTCTCGAAGACTCGTACACAAATAGTTTTTTACCAGCTAAAGCGTTTTTATTTATAACACCTCTTTTATTATCTGACAATATGTAACTCACTGCTACTGTATCTCCCTCACCGAGCCGCTTTCCAAAAATGCCGTCACCGAATTTAATTTCATAATGACCATTTTCATTTAATCTTTTTTCAAATACTCTTTCGTTAGATGTTGAAAGAAATAAATTATCAACTTCTCTATACTCATGATATAACCCTGAGTCCGTTTCCAATACATTAACACTTATTGTATTATCAGCTATAAATTTAGCATCATCTGAATTTACAATATTGTCTACTACAATGGGTAACACTTCAAAAATTTCTCCTTGCGCGGTGTAACTTGGATATTCTGCTACCGATCCTTGGTATAGGACTACACTATCGTTAATAGAAGTAATATTTTCAGACCCTGCTACTGTCTTACTAAAAGAAACATCATTTAAAAACGTATACTGTATATTATCTACTAAAAAGTAAGAATACTTACGTATAGTATAATTGTTAATTGGTAAATTTACCGAGCCAGTACATTCAATAGGAACAAGAGAGGTCTGCTTACCTGCGGGTTTATAACCTATGAGCTTTACAATTCTGTTCATATTTTCATATAAACTAGCCTGATCAAAATTCACCTCTGTAGCTGTATTGTTTAAGTAGAAGAGGAGCACATGGTACGAATAAGCTATAATATCGATAATAGCTGCTAAGTTACTTGCGTCAAAATTTTGATCTGTAAATTTTTCATTTTTGTTTAATCTATCGACAATATAACTTTTTAAGCTTACAGCATCAAATGCAGCATAAGCGTTTTGCGGAAGATTATAGTCTAAAAAATCGTTTGATGTGTTAGTAGGTGTAGGCATGCTTAAGGAAAAAAATGTCCGCTACTATTTAGTACTGACTTTAAAGAAATGCCATATGTATCTAATGAGCGAACATCATATGTGGTTGTTATGGAATACTCTTGAATATCTTCATGGGCGGTAACCGCTGAACGGACTCTTTGAACTCTAGGCTCTTGCTGAGCAATTGCAGATGCAATCTCTCCCTGAATTATACGCCCATTAAATCGTGTAACTGGCTCAAAAATAAACTCCCTCAGATCTATTCCAAAAGTGGGGCTGAGTATTTTTTGCCCAGGAATCGTACCAAATATATTTTTAATACTATTTTCTATAGACATTAAATCGTACATTCCCTGTACATCTTTAATTTCGTTTGCAGCATCAAACTGACTATTGTATGTAACACGGTTCATATCCTGCCCTAAAAACAAATCCTTATATAGGTACCCACCCTTTAAAGCAGCTTTATCCGCTGTATCTACAGAAAGTTTAGATAATTTAATAGCACCCATTTATAATATTTAATACACCAGTGGTAAATCGAGTTTAAGGAACTACAATATAATTAAAGTATGCATGTCAAAGGTAAAACTGCTATTGAAGTGGAAATAGAACCTAAAGAACTAGTAAGTGCTCTTAAAAAAGAGCTGTATTCAAGATTAAATCTTCCAGACCCTTCGTATGAGCGGGTATATATTAAGGATGAACGGTGGGTAAGTCAAAGGTCGGTATATACCACACACTCTTTTGAAATTGAGGAAGATTTAGGACCTGCTATAGAAGATGATATAGAGCTATTTGATGCTTTCCATACAATCGCAGAATTTCTTAGAGATTAAACTTGCATATCTGTGTGATTATCTGCAGGGTTGTATAAATAATATTATGGCAGGTAAAAAGTTTGTTAAGTTACATGAGTCTTATATGCGGAGATACGAGCGGGGTGGATTCCTCGTAGGTGACGTTTTTAAGTTTAACGACAATTTTAAAGGCTCAGATGGTTTCAAAGAACTTGGCACTAATACTCAAGATCTAATTAACCAAATGATTGATTCAGGTCTCCATATTCGAATTGTTGGAATTAAAGATACAGACCCCGCGCGCTATCCAGCTAACCCCGCAACAGCTTCAATTGATGTAATACTTGATATAGCATTAGATACAGGTGGTGGAAGATATTCTCATTATTGTTCGATTCCTGGTGAACTAGGCCAGGCTGTTCAGTATTATCCTAATCTTCTTCCAATTCCTGATGCGATGAGAAGAGCGGACAAGGTTAATATTAAACCTGAAGAGCTGCCAGAAGATGAAGAGAACCTTGCTAATAGATCGGACCGCGGAGGTACAGAACCTCATGATTTAACTCCAACGGAAAGATCTCTTCCAACCCAAAATGTGGAGATTCCCTGTCCTTGCCCCACAGAGGATCATTATTACGACACAAGTAGTTCTGCGGCTGTGATACCGCCACCTATAGGGCAATAAAACTAGGTAAAAGATAAATGAACAAAAGAGACCAACAGCTATTAGCAGAGGCGTATCAAAGCATTGAAGAAGGGTTTTTAGACAGGTTAAAGGCTAGAAAAGATCAAGCAGTAGGTGCCTTTAAGGGTGCCGGTAAACGAATAAAAGGAGCAGCCAAAGAATTGGCTGGTGATGTTTTAAGTAAAACTGCTGAGCTCGGAGGCCAGGCTTTAGGGGTAGACGCTTCTAAAGGAGGGTTGGCTAAAAAGGGGGCTGAGTGGACTAAAGGCGGAAAAGAGGAAGCCGCGGCAGGTCGTAGATCAGGTCAAGAAGCCAAATATAAATCCTATATCAATAATTCAGCTAAAACTATTGCTAACGACCTTAAGAAGTTAGGGATGGCTCTAGAGGTTCCCGAAGAAGAATTTATACAAGATTTAATTGATACTATTACTGACAGTCTTAAGAATGTAGAAGACGTAGAAATTGAGGGTACGAGGGATGGTTTCAGTGCCCAGTATGAAACTCGTTATAAAGATGATGAAGGGTTAGGCGCAGAGGTAGCCTAAGGTTAGTCTAAAGCATTTTCTAAATTTACTAAGCATGCAAATGCGTTGATTTCTTTATCAACAACAAACGCACTCTTATAGAGATGATCTGCAATAATAGCAATCATCTCTTTCTTTTTGATATCTTGTACATTCGCATTGTAGATAAAATCTAGATAGTTACAAAGCAACGTATCGTAATCACCTTGAAACCTATCTTCATTCTCAATTAGATATCTTCTAGCATCTAAGCATTTCTTACTAGCTATTTTTTTGTAAATTGTTTCCAATAATTCGTTATCAGTATTAATACTAGTAATGCAAAGCTCTGAATCAATAACGTTCTTTTGAAGCTCGTTGATTGTTTTTCTAAGATCCGGGAAGCTCTTTTTAACCAACTGTACAAACTTCTTCTTTTGCTCTTCCGGAACTGTTACACTCTCCTGTTGTAATATACTATAACATCTTTTGACTGCTAAGTCTAAAACAGGTTTGATAGTTAGCGACTGACATCTAGATTGCACAGCCGGGATAATCTTATGCTTGTAGTTTGCTGTAATAATAAACCTACAATACTTAGCATACGACTCCATTGTATTACGGAGAGCGGCTTGAGCTTGCGGTGTTAGACCGTCACCTTCATCTAGAATTACAACCTTAACTCCACCATCAAAAGATTTAGTTTGAGCAAAGTTAGTAATATTGTGTCGAATAGTATCGATACCAGACTCATCAGAAGCATTAATATAAAGATAATTGCATCCGAGAATGTCGTTAACAATAACTCTCGCTAACGTTGTTTTACCGGTACCGGGATTACCAACAAATAAAAGATTAGGAATTTCATTTTTAAACTCCTTAACTACTCGTAATGTTTCTTCATCCAGAATAATATCGTCTAGCGTCTGCGGGCGATATTTTTCTACCCAAATTTTATCAAAATCTACCATAATTATTTACCAGAAGAACCGAAACCTTTAGCACCTCTCTCTGTCTCTTGAATGTCGCCTTCCTGTACTTCCACTACATGATTAGTATATACTACAAATTGCGCAATTCTATCACCAGCTTTCACTTCATAGTCTTTATCAGTAAGATTATATAGCTTAACACCTGCATCGCCTCTATATCCACAATCGATAATACCTGGATGAGGTAAAATTCCATGTTTAAATCCCATGCCTGAACGACCCTCTATTTTAACCCAAAATTGTGAATCAATGTGAGCAAATTCTAATCCGACGTCTACAACAGCAGACCCACGAGCTGGAATAACTTTATCCACAACTGATGTCACATCTAGCCCTGTATCGTCCGCATGGTTCTTACAGGGGAGAACCGCCCTCTCATTAGTTTTCTTAAACTTTAATAACATACTATATAATAACGGGCTAATAAAAAAATTCAACTATAGATTAAATATATGTGCAATGGCTAATGATGAGTTAGATGAGGCAGTAAATGATATTATTACTCAAATCAAGGGTAGTAAAGAAGCTGTACGTGAAAAGCAAAAAGATGTGCATATTGATAAAGAAAACTTAGAAGAGTTTATTATGAAATCTTCTGGTAAGCTTGTTAGTAAGTCTTTAGAGATTGTAGATAACGTTAATGATTACATTTCATCAGCTCCGGAAAATAGAGATGTTGCAGCATTAGCAGAAGTAATTAAAGCAACTGCTGGCTCTATAGATACACTACAAAAATTGCACAGTTCTAACGAAAGGAACGAAACTCAAAAAGAAGTTAAGAGAATGGACGTTGAATCAAAGGAAAGAATTAGCATTGTTGATAATCAAACAAAAGTTCTTCTCTCTCGCGAAGATATTATGGCTGCGCTAGTAGATAAGGATGATAGCGATATTATTGATGTATAAGATTAAGTCTTACACTCCTTAACGATATCATCCTCTTTAACATCTCTTCCACTACCGAGCTGCCCCTTAACAGTATACAGCTTAAAGGTACCATCTTCATCTTCAGCCCCGTGATCAGGTACTGTTAATTCAAAGGCCATGCGACCAGGCTCTCCACCTTCATCTGCCGAGGTAAATGTATTACCAAAGAGATCAGTCTCTATAGTAGCAAACTTAGTTATAATTTCCTCCTCGCCATTAGCCGCTTGGTTGTTATCTGATTTATCGTCAAATGAGCGAGAAATATATTCTACCACTCTACCTACTGTATCGTTTTCAGACTGTGCTATATTTTGTTCTGCATTAAAGTAGTTTATTCTTTTCTTGAACACACATAGCTTGAAGTCGTCTTCACCTAATTCTTCGTCTACACTATCATAAATCCATTTATGAACTTTTAAAATAGTATTAAAGAATTCTACATCTTTAACTCCAATATTTGCATGTGGTAGATGGTTATGGCCGTCATGTTCCATAAATGCTGGGTCAGCAAATCGGGCCGGTCCAGCGCCTCCGCCTGGTTGGCCGTTAGGTGCGACCGGAGGAGCCGCCTCTCTCGGATCACCAGCTGCATGAGGCGGTAATCCAGGTTCACCTTCACCTGCCTGTGCACCTACTGCTACTACATATTGCACCGCTTCATTGCTTATTCGGAATTCATTTAATTTGTCAAGATCCGGTCCGGATAATGTACTAGTATTATCAAATGCTACCAACTGATCGAAATTACGTACATATACTTCTTGTACGTTTATTGTATTTTGCCACAGCAACTTTTGAACGATACCCGGGCTTTTATTAAAAGTAACAGGAGCAGCATTTAAAGGTACCTGCCCTCTCTGTAATAGAGAAGTCTTAGATACAGGCGCCGAAGAATTTGGACGGGCTGCAATTAAACCTCCCAGTGCAACCAATCGCGGAAGCTCCGGAGCGATTGCCCGGTTTACAAATGCTTCGCCGTTTGCTCCCATGATATCAGGTGCAAATCTAAAAAACGATTTTATTTCTGGGGGCACACCTTCTATAATTGAGATAAGATCTGGTGGCCACCTACTAAAAAGCTGATTAATATAGTAAATTATAGAGGCTTCATCTATATCATTACCCTCATCGGCTATTTTATCAATAAATTCAGATAAGTCATCGGTGCCCTCATGTGCAATTTTTTTAAATAACTCTAAAAATTCTTTATCTGCATCTGTATACTCCCCATCGGCTGCTGAACATGGTAACCCGTCTTTAGCATTGTCAGCAGCTTCATCATTAGTACCAAATGGATATCCAATAAGCTCATCAAACTGGCTAGCAGTTCTCTCCAAAGCTCTCAATAACTCAGCCTTATTGTCGATAATTGGTTCCGCGTCTCGTAATCTAAGTATTGCGTCTACAGCCATGATTAATTAATTTAGTAATTTCGGGCAGTCATTCTTTACGTTGTCGATACTATTACTGTACTGCCCACCAGGTCCTACGTAAGTTTTTACGCATTGTATAGTGTTAAAGTAGTTGTCGTGTGAAAATTGATGATGGCATTTAGTAACAAGCCAGGTCCCTATAAGTTTGGCATCTACATCTACTGCATTGGCCATTCCCATAACGTCAATAAATTTACCTGCTGTTCTTTTAGTATCCCCTATCTGGGTCATTGCCAATTCAAGATTATAAAAAGTTAAATCGGAAATCATTTGCGCCTCTGCTATTTTAGCAACTTTATTTAGACTAAAAGGAAAACTAAAAGTTTTAAATAACCTTTGCTTTTTTTCTTCATTTAGTGGTAAAAAGGGATCAGGTTCACCCTCCAACGTCTTAAATGGATCCACAAACATAGCCTTCCATTTTTCTTTCACCTCCTCAATTCGGATCTCTCTTAATCCGTGTTGACCTAATTCTGGATCATATCCCGAGGCAATAAAATTTATAAAGTACTCGTTACTATATGTTAACATTGGAGTAGTAAGATCAGTATTATGTGCTTCACTCTTATAAGCAAAAGTTTTATTTTCCCGGTCCCTCATCGGCCCGGGATTGTTTGCATTGGTAGCATATTTACTCGACATGTCACCTATTATAAAAGCTTCCGTTGATTCTATATTTTCATATAATTTATTGAGAGGTTGAAAGTGATATGCCCCGTCACGATCCGCATCATCTCCATCTGTATCTGATCGATCCCATATTAGCATAGACCGGACATATGTATCTCCTTCACTTGGATTTCCTTGAGGACTAGATTGTTGCCCACCCGAGCTAACATTATTATAATTATATCTAATTAAATATTTTACTAGATCTGAATATCTAAAAGAGGAGGCCGGTAGAATATGTTCTGGAAAAATATCTATGAAGTGATCACCTGATTCCCATTTTTCTTCATTTATTTCTATTTTCTTTTCTTTAAAAATCTCTTTAAGTATATCCCCTATTTTACCCCTGTATCTTGTTCCATAGGGGATAGGCTGATTTAACTTCCAATAATTTTGATCTAGTAAGGTGTATGTTTTTAAATTGTTATTTCGGCTTTCTTTAGAAGTACTATTTTGTTCATCTGCAATTACAAATTTATACTTTAAAGTAGGATCCGTATCACCGACTTCAGCAGCTGCCTGAACCAGATCCCCGGTAGGCTTTATAGAAAATTCGAATAAATCACTACCATCGCCCCTTGTTAACATTTCACTTTCTAGAAAATCAAAAGGATTGCTAAAAGTAATTGTAGCATGTTGAAAAGGCTCAAATATATTTTCTGTTAAATCAAGTGACTTAATAGCAGATTTTGTAAAATCAACACTTTTATCACCATCTGCATTAGTGATCTTAAACTCACATTCAAACCGATTACCATTAATTATATATTCTTGTGCCATTAGAAATGTCTGTTATCATACACAGTAATATTCGTTATCTGGTCATAAATAACGTCTCTAAATTCCGGTAGTATGTATTTTAATTGCTGACCACCTTCCACATAGAATTGTTTACCTATTACATCCTTGTTTAGTAGGTAAATTAGCCACCAGCTGTCTATATCTTGATACAGATTAAAGGAGACGGTGGTGAGAGGCATACGCGATTGAGGACTAAAAGCCGATAAAAAATTAGATTGGATCTCAGTAGGAAATTCTACTTTTCTTAAAATATTATAAAAATAAAATTCTTTACCATTATTAGGCTCGGTATAGACTTTAAAGATTCGTTCATATTTTTTAATGTCAATAGCAGATAGACTCGGATTAGCAACCCGGCTTTGATATCTTCCTAATTTTCCTGTTAAGCTCATAGTTATTAACCTACATTTGCGGCGTCAGTTGGTTCCACCATTTCAGCATTTTCTATTGTAAGTGACTTAAAAGCAAAGTCGCACTGAAACGCTTCTGGTACAATCGTGGGGCCGCCTCCAAGGTCCATTTGATAGGTATCAAGGATCCGGCGCGCACCTAGAAAATTTATAGAAAACCCACTTATATAGGCCCATACTATTTTCCGCCACCCTGGCAGCACAACGTTATAGACCATAGGGTAGCTAAGATTAATAGCGCCCAATCGCTCAGGCCTATTAAATCGTGTAAAATCATTTATAAAATCTATATTTTTTCTAGTTGATGCTTCGTCATATGTATTAGATAATACAAATGACACTTGTAATGCGGCATCTGTATTACCATATTGATAAAACATAGGTGACTCAATGTACGTTCCAGGTGCACCAGGTGAATTAGCCTCTGGGATTGAAATATTAAACCCTATTTTCCCGGCAAATTCATTATATGTCTCAACACCTTTCTTAAACCAATCATCATCAATAAGCTTTGTTATTGCTTCTTGACCACCTATTGCCCAGTCCGCACCAGTCCGCACAGCATCAATTAATGGCTTTCCTGGAAACTCGGTACCCCGTTGCGCTATATTGGAAAAAGTATCTGCATATTCATTAGCAAAAGATCTTATATTTGTTCCGAAAAAAGGAAATGTAAAGTTTTGCTTTTCACTACTAGGATCACATTTGTATAAACTTTTTATAAAATCTTTTCCGGGTTCATCAGCACCTGAGAACGCTAAATATCCTTGTATTGCTTGTTGCAAATTAGACCCATCGAGCCTGCATCCGCTCACGTCAACATACGGCGCATTTGCCCGCTCTGCTTGAGACGCAGTGGTCCACGCGTAATCTCTTACAATGTCATATGTCGCCATATTAATATTTAGGTAACAACCTTAGTATCTAATTAAACAAATCTTAGGGTATTAATGTATTATTACTCTACTACTGCTGGTGTATTCATACTACCGGGTGAATTATAATATGAGAGCCTTGATGAATCCATTGACGGGGGTCCCCCTGGCGCGGCTCCAGTAGTATCAGATTTTAATGAAGGAGATTTAGTATTTACTGGTGGAACCGGTGCACTCCCTCCACCGCCCCTTTTCGCGATGGACTCTGTTAGCTTAACTAAATTTGATAAGTGGTTATTTGTTGCTACTTGTTCATCAAGACCTTTTTTCTGGTTGTTGATCTGTTGTCGAACCTCGTTCATTTGTTTTGTAATATCTGCTTTCTGCTGCTGAAAGGGCTTGATTGCCAGTTTTTCCATCATCGCCCATGCTCGTTTGTTTACCGGGCTCAGTGACACCCCGCCGATCTCTGCTTGTGACATCCGGTACCCAAATGAAGTTCTTACCTTCATTTGAGCTGCTTGCTCACGCGCGCTTACATCGATCATCTCTTGCTGTAATTTAGCCATTTTAGCTTGGAGAGGGTTACCTGCTGCAGCTTCAGCCGCGCTTTTTTTTCCAAGGTCCTCTGACATTATACCGTACCTTTTTTGCCATTCCTTAATTACTCTCTCCGCATCTTTTTGTTCATCACGCATCTTTTTATAAGCATCGATAGACTCCATTACTTTTTTAACAGCAAACCCACCCGCCCCTAGAACCACAGCTGCAACAGCAGCAACTTTCGCTAAAGCCATTGCTACCAGCCCCAAACTTTTTTTCGATTTACCCTGGACGCTTCCTGCTTCAGCATCCTCCAGTACTTTATCAGCCGGTGATTTACCGACCTTCGTCTTACCTTTTGTATCCTTTTGATACTTAGGAGCCAGTTTAAAATAAGTATCCCAAAATAGCTTGGTTTCATTTACCAGTCGCGTTCTTTCAGGCCCTGTTAATACCGGATTTATTCTTTTTGAGTTAACTACATCCCTTTCTAATGTAGATTTGCTTTTCTCCCCCGCGATAGAGTCAATTTTTCCCAGAAGTTCTCCTCGGAAGACTCCAGACATAAGTCCGCGTTTTTTAGATTGGTCAGCCACAAATATATTTATTCATCGCTCGAAGAATCAAAAAATAAAGAATCAATAGTTATCAATACACCGCCTACTGTTAAAATATCATTTTCGTATTTGTTTACAGTGGCTATAAACTCGGATATATCTCTATAAATGGCTAGTGGTAATCTTTCAACTAACTTAATTCTTTCCTCAATTTTTATTTCAGACATATCTACAACTTCGTCATCTATTTTTAAACTGTCGATGTACTTTACTATTTCAACCAGATATAAAATACCAACATGCTCCGTAAGATCATCATCTAGTGTACTAATAGTTTGTATACAATTAGTAAGTAATATATTTTCTTGTTGCAGGGTCGGTACTTTTAGGTGTATTGTTAAGTTCTCATGCCTGACTGTTTGCTCCGGAGCAATATTAAAAGAATTTTCTTTAATATTATTTAAAATTTTATGTAATTCCACTTCCCCGTCATTAGTTTGGATTTTATTACCCAAAGCTTCTTTTCTTAATTGTATAGTAAAAGGTAACCTATCATATATCTTTAAGTCATTCAACCCGGAATTATCAATAATAACGTTATTCAGGGTTTTGCTAAAATTTAATGTACCCCTTATACCATCTAATGCAGGGGCAATAAGATCTTTTTGTTGCTTTAAATTTAATGCTTTTGTTTCTACTTTTTTATTTAAAGAAGGTACAAATACCTCGAATTTAGTATTATTAAGCTTATCTAGCTTTGAAATAAATTTAGAAACGTCACTAATCATAAAAATATTTAATTAGCGGAACTAGATTGCAAGTTAGCATCTCGATTGTTAATTTCTCGTTCATATAAGCTATAGAAATCTTCTATTTCCTTAAAGGTGCAGTTGGTTAAAAAAGCCATATCTGGTATCCTGTGAGATAAAGCAAAAAGAAATTCTCTGTAGTCGGATTCTACCATAACATTAAAAATAGATATTAAAAATGCTGGCAGATCCGTAGAAAGAACGTTCAAGCTTAATTCATCTATACTTACCTTCTCTCTTTTCGCCCAAACATTTATATTAAAAAATCTTTGTGTCTTATCTAGATAGTCACTTAAATGTGGTAGAAGTTGTTTAGGTAAAGAATTAACCAGTTGATTAAATTCTTCACTAGTTAGCTCGCCAGTGGTAATTCTTTCGTCACCAATTTGTATGCTTTCGATTAAAGAGAATATCGAATCTGAATCTCCTAAATTAAATCGGCTCGGGTAATTAAGAACATACTTTACATCGTTAATATCGACATGTTTTTTAATTTCTTGTGCACCGCCAATATTTTTTAGAATAAAGTCTAAATTTATTTGAATGCCACCCTTATCAGAGTTCATAGTGATATTATCACCCACACATCGTTTTCTTAAAAGTATCAGCGCTGAAAACTTTTCTAATACGTTTAAATTTTTAGTACAAATAAAAGATTCTAAAAATTTAGTTGAGCATGCCAAAGAAGAATCTTTTAAATAAATTAATTGTTTTAGGTCTTTATAAACAAATTCTCGGGCAATCACTTCCTTATTATTAGGAAGGTGTAGAGCAAGTTCCATTATAATAATTATATTAAAGTATTAATTAAGCAAACGATAGTCTCTAGATCAAACGGTAATCCCTACATGAAAAGGTAACTGTTTTGGCTAGGAAGTCTTGTGAGCCGTAGTTTACTGTAAACCCTTCGCAGTTCGTAGGAAACACATGACTAAATTGATATCCTTTATGTTGACCACCGTCATTACTCTGTTGTTTTACTGTAATAGAACCTCTGTATATACCATTTACTAGGCCATCTCTACCTATAGCTATCATCCAAGGTCTAAGATAATTATGTTCAATATCTGTGCCCACAGTTTCTAAAAAATTAATAGATACAGTTCTTGTTAAAAAGCTCTCTCTTTGCATAAGACCGTACCCAGGTAAAAATCCACCTCTGTTTTCTTGCCCAAATTCTGCAAATGTGCTTGATTCGTTAGGTATCGTCACCTCTTGTGCTAGAAATGCCGGCTTATTGCCCAAATTACCATCAAGCCCGGGGACACCTTCAGGCATCGTCAATTCCACCTCCCATAAAAAGGGCTGAGGTAATTGCCCAACGGCTCCTGGAAACTGTTGTGGTGTTGCCATATTAATTATTTATACTTACCATCGAATATCTTGAATATGCAAATGTTGTTTGAAAATTAACTACCTCACCAGTGCCATCAGCAATAGAATAGTTAACGTCGCCAATATTTCTAATTTGAGCGTGATGTAATGTAAGGAATAATTGAGGTGCAAATTTTTTGTCGAGTACTTGTAATATTATGGTATCATCGCCAAGCTGTGTTTTCCCTGTACCTGTATTTGAGTTCCATGTTTGAAAGGACATTGTGTCAAGTCGAGCCCTTAAATCACACGACATGTCGCAATAAAACTCTACCGGCCAGCCGTCAGCTTGTGAATAGGTTGCTTTACCACCATAATGAAATTCGGTTCCCTTATAGTTAACTATTTTATCTTCTATTATACGTCCTGGTAAACTCGCCGTCCTAGCTAGAATTATATCATTGAACGGTATGCCCATAAGCGACAACAATCTAAGAGATATATCACGAGAGAAGTCGAGCTTTGCTCTCTCATAAAAGTCTTGAATATTTGCCGCCATATAAATATTTAATCGGCAGCTATATTACCTTACAGCTCTAATTACGCGTCTCCAAATTCCCCTATAGTTGGTATTTGATACCACTGATAGGCAAAGGTCGCATCAAATGTTTGAACCTCACCTGACCCATCAGCGATAGCATAACTAATATCGCCTAGGTCTCTAAGCTGTGTCCCGATTAGTTTAATCTCGCTAACTGGTTCTAAGCTTTTATCTATAACCTCTAAATTTATAGTCCCTTGCCCAATTCCATACGCTCCGGTGCCTATAGGTGGGGCATTAATATTTCCATCTTCTGTTCCAAATATACTTCGAGACACTTTTTCTAAGAGACCGCGTAGAGAGCACTCTTCGTCACAATAAAAGTCTATACCCCAGCCACTCGATCCAGAATAATCTGCCTTACCACCTAAGTGAAATTCTTGCCCAGCAAAGTTGACTGTTTTATCTTGTATACTACGCCCCGGGAATGTGGCTGATCGCGCATATACTAGTTCTTTATCTCCGCTAAAGTCTTCAAGACCTTCTATTCCCCAGGAAATTGTTTTAATTCTAAAGGAAAAATCTCGCGAGAACCCAGCTTGAGCTCTTTGATAAAAGTCTTGGATATTTGCTGCCATAATAGTATTTAATCAAGTGTCTAATACCCTGATACTAATTCTTCAAAATTTGCATCTGTTTTTGTAGCATAGAAACTTACCAAAATAAATTCAGCTGTCCTAACTGGTTTAATATAAATGTCGACTTTAAGTTCATTTGCATTAATAACCGCTTGAGTATTGTTTCTTTCATCACATACAATTAGGTAGTCATGTAGACCGTCAGTATTTTTTGCATTTTCGAAGATAGGGGTTAATGTATTAACAATTCTAGTTCTTGTAAACTCATTATTTTGCTCAAAAACAAACAATCTACAAGCTTTCTTAGTAGGTCTTTCTAATGCTAAGAATAATCTCCGTACATTAATTCTATCAAACGCGCTTGGTTTTTTGTTCAGTGTCTTTTGACCAAATATAACTTGCCCCTGACCTGGGAAGAACGCTACCGGGTTAATATTGCTCTTATATAATTCATCTCTTTGCTTCTGATTAGGATTAATTGCTATATCCGTCGCATTAATTGTCCCGCGGGTAAACCCTGCCGGTGCAATCCATGGATTAGCAATAGAGTCTGTCCTAGCCATTGCTGCAGCTGCATATCCTGAAAATGGTACCCAAACTAGATCACCTACAAACTCATCAAAAACTTGTGCCCATTGTCCATAAACAGCTGCGTAAGATGTGTTTTGAGACTCAAATTGATGGCGTATTGGCCATAATATATCTTTTTGGAAGTTAAGTTCTCTGTTATCAAGAACCTTTGTATTTTGACCTGTTACTAAAATTTGTCGCATTACATCTGCCACAAAGATACAATCACCTCTAGTACCACCCGCTAGATAAGGCGGTTTGCAGAAGTTATCAAATTTTTGGAAAATAGTGTTGTAACTATTTCTAAGAGTTAAGGAATCTCCTGATATACTATCTGACGTTCTTAATCCATTTACAGCTTGCTGTAAGGATAAGTTAGTGTTAAATTCATCATAATAGTCTGTACTTGCTGCACAACTAGCAGCGTATATAGTACCTAAACCACCTTCAACAACTACATCAATATCATATACTTCATCATTAGTTATCCTATTAAGAACTCTGTCAATTTTTTCCGGAAGAGCGCCAATAAGCTTATCTGAAATTGGCTCAACATACCCCCCGATAGGGAATAATTGACCTGCATCAGGTCCAACGTCTGTGTTATAAGCGCTTAATCCCAACCGTGGGTCACCGAGCTTGGCTGATAAGTCAACATATTGAGCATTATTTAGCCCTGCCTCAGCTCTACCAGCTGCGGTTTCCATTAAAGTGCCTAGTGAGCTATTATATATCCTAATCCATTTTGTTGGATTACCACTGCTGTCTAATGCATCGCCGCCAGATAGTTGATTAGATATATATGGGTTTACCAGTACTTTTACATTTCTTGATGCATCGCTTTTATTACCGAGAAAGTCGCTGGTCTCAGGACCACCGTCAGGATTTAATTCCTTTCTAAAATAATTTATCGATCCCGCGAATGAGTCATCTACTACATAATCTAGTTTAAATGCTTCTGTAGCAAAAATAGACTTACGTAGCTTGAACACCCCTAGGCTTAATACATCGCGAGACCCAGCCCCGTCAATTTCATAATCGGTAATATTTTCCATTACTTCGGAAATACTATTATTTAACCCATTTGTGGCAGGGGAACTAGTTGCAAATTGTAATGTTGTAGCGGGTATCTTTTTATACTCATTTCCACAAAGAACAGAATTAATAGTTCCACTATTTTTATCTACTGAATAAACATTCTTTATACTGGTAAAATCTGCTGCAGGGTTAAGATTAGAATTGTCTTGTAGACCTACATAATATCCCTGGAAATTTCCATCAATAGTAGTTTGAGATTTATTTAATACGATTATTGCGGCTTTTCCTAAAGCACATAACACTCCATTAACTGTAGTCCCTGATCCTTGATTAAAATCCTTAACACCTCCACCTGTATTGCTCCAATCAAACAATGTGCCGGCCACTGCACTTAAATACTGATTTTGTGTAAGCTCAATGTGAGCCGGCGCGCCTATAACATAAACCCCGCTTCCGGAAAAGTTTAATGTATTATAATCTGTTGCATAGTTATTACCAACTGCTGATACGGGGTAAGCGAGCGCTACGTATTTGGATCCATAGCCATCACCAAGATGAGAACCATATGGTAATCTAGCCGTGTAGACGTTAGAAGGAGATTCTAACAATTGAGTTATAGTATGGTAAAAATATCTTTCTGGTGAATTTGTAGGATGACCGTAAATTCGTAATAGATCCTGCTTTGAGTTTATTCTAAGAACTTCTTCTACAGGGCCTTGCTGTGCAAATCCGGTGACATATATATTAGTCCCCCCTGGCGTGGGCGCTTCTTGTGTAATATCAGTTTCAAAAAGTTCTACGCCCGGGGAAGTTATTGTACGCTGTGCCATAAGAATATTTATCCGCTCTTAAGCAAATAATTTCAAAAATTTATAACTTCAGTGTGTAGTTGGGAGTATACAAACGTAAATCCGGAGGTTACCTCATCAGATGTTTGATAATCGTAGTCAATTGTCTCTACGGTCGTAGGAAATGCCTTAGTGTAGGTAAATTTTATTCTATTATTATTAAATTCATCTTTTCCAAAAATTGTAAGATCAGTTTGATAATTTTTAAAAGGGTGACTTTCTCCTACATTAATATCTCTAACATTATAGTGACCTTCTCTTTGATCATGTAGTAAGTTAAGCCATTGATATATTACCCAGTAATTTTTATATTCATTATCTATGTTAAATTTTACACTAACAGGTGGGTAGGCATTTTTAGAATGAGAAGAAATATATAGAGTGCTACCAGCATATCTGTTATCGACGGCAGGAACAGTTATTTCTGGGACTGTAGTTCCAAAGATAGAAAATTGAACCGTGTCGCTAATAATAGAATTATTGTCTTGGTCTTGATTCCAATTTCTATTAAACGTTTTCAAGATAGGAGGTATATCAAAGACCAGTAGGAACTTGTCCGCTCTTGATTTATTTAGCATTGACTGCCGGTATGTATTTTTTGCCATGTGTAATTACCGTTTATATTATTTATTGTTCTGTGTTACAGTGTGTGACCTTGCCAGTCTTTTGGTGGCTTCTCGCCAACTAATTTAAAACCGAAAGATTCTAGCTCACTCATATCAGCATTTTGCTCGCCTCCCATGCCCCAAACTATAGCAGGTAAGGAATGAGTATTACTACCTACAATCTCCTCATCTAGATAAATGGATGTTGGATCTTCGAAATACTGTACTCCGAAATCCATCGGCTCTATTACCAATGGCTTGCCCATATCATCTTCTTCTACAATTTCGAAAAATCGTTCTGTTATTTCTTTCTCTAATATAAAGAGACCATAAAGCATGGCCATCACGCGGTCGTCATGAAAACCAGCTCGAGCTTTCCATGTACCATTAGGATATCTGACAAAGTTTCTTAGCTCCATTACTGTTTCTTCTTCATTTATACTAACAGTACGCACTTCATTCATAAAGTAGCGCATGTTTAATACTCCTTTATATTTTGTGTTAGTATGGGCTATCATTCCTCTCATTACATTGCGTCTGTGTGCATTAGCATTTCCATATGATACTATCTTTTCGTATCCTAAATCAGTAGCTAACCTATCTACCACTTGAGCTCCGCAATTATTTCGCTCTATTAAAGCGAGAGGTGACCCCCAATTTCGAAGAATCTTATAAACTCTATTAGTAAACTCTAATGGAGGAATTTTATTGTTTCTATATATAGCTACTTGTTTAATATCTCTTATGTCAGTAATATCTAGTATTTGAATGACAGAAGCATCGATACCAACACCTTCTGATATATCAACACCTGCGACATATAATTTAGAGTCATCTGGTTCTTCCCAAATTTTATAATGACCTTCATCTAATAAAATTTTGGGCTTGGATACTTTTTGCATCATTTCTTCGAATAGTTCATCATCTAGTGTTGATTCACCTGAATGAATAAACTCACATTCAAATTCTTGTAACCATGCATCTGCTGAACCAATAGCTGTTTTAGTAGCTTGAGCCCATGCTTTATCGCGACCTGGTATTTCATCCCATCTTATTTTATCATGCGCCCAGCCATTTTCTCCTTCGATAGCCCCATGATATAATTTGTAAAATAAATTATCAGTACCATTGGCTGTAGAACAGACAAATACTTTAGATTTTTTAGAAGAAGTAATAATAGGGAAAACCGATTTCCAAAACTCTTCTACTAAGTGAGGCTCAATAAATGCCATCTCATCAATAACCAAGCAGTTAACAGATTGACCACGAGCAGCAGTACCGGTAGTTGTTGTAATACCTATCCGACTACCGTTCTCTAATGTCATAGAAGTTTTAGCATATTCCTTAACCGGTGGTTTGAGCCAGTTTGGAAGTTCTTCATATGCCATTCGAACTCTTTGAAAGATTTCTATTGCAGTAGCTTCTTTGTTTGCTACTAATAAGATACGCTGATCATTATTAAAGCATGCTTGCCAAAGAATGTATATAGACATCATAGTAGACTTACCAATCTGTCTAGATGCTAGTAAACAAAAGAACCGATTATCTCGCATAAGCCTTAATGATCTCTTCTGCGGTTTATAAAGCTTAATTTTTTCTCTTCCTCTATCCAGGTTAACAATATGAAAAAAGTTTTCAGCAAAATACAGTATATTACTACTAGCCTTTTTAAGATCTTTTACTTGTTGCTTAGTGTATTCACCCTTCCAGTTAACATTGGGCAAATTTTTGTTACCCATATAAAACATATTATCTTGTCTAGCCACAGAAATATTTAATTGCAAACATAAATAATTACATGTCTGATAAACGTAAAGAAGATTTATATTCTATAGGTGCAATATATGGTGATATGCTTAACGGTATAAAACCAAAGTTAGTAAAAGAGGCCAGCGCAGCAGAGACGGGTCGCGTTGGTGAAGTTGGCAACGTTGGCGATGCTCCATTAGAGTCAGGCGGACCTGAAGCTGCCGGTGGTTTTAAGCCAGCAGCAATTGACATAGATGTAATGACAGATAAAGAAAAAGATGAAAATCTTTATAATATAAAAGGTCTTACTTACGGTGACGGTAACAATCCCGGACTAGGTAATCAGGAGCCAGAGCCAACAGGACCGGAATTTGGGCAAGTATCATATACAGGTAATGTTGGGGGCCCAGAAGAAGATGAAGAAGAGGGCGGTAACCTTGCCGCGGCTCAAGATGAGATGATTCAACTTGCACAATCCGGTGAAAATCCTCACACGGCTTTATCAAAGGTAGCAGCCAAGCATGGAGTTGATGTTTCAGTGTTAAAACAAGCAATCTTTGGTAAAGAAAACGAAGAAGCTGAAGAAGATGAAGAAATTTTGTCAGAACACGAGAAAAACGCCCGTAAGAGCCTAAATAATTTTATGGCCAAACAATCTGTATTTGATAAACTTTATAACAAGGTAATGGTGTCGGAAGACTTCGAGGAGGAATTTTCCGAAACTGAAGACCTCGAAGCTCTTGGTATTACCGAAGAAGAGCCAGAGGATATTACAGTCACTTTACCTAGCGAATTAGCACAAACCCTCTGTGATATTCTTACAGCAGCTTTAGAAGATCAAGAAGTCGAAGTTGAGACTGAAGTAGAAGTCGATGAAACTGAGACAATGGACTTTGAAGAGGATGAAGAAGCAGTAATGAAAGACGGTGGAGGGTACGGTGTTGATGCTGGATCTACTCTTAAGCACGAAGTAAACTACGGCCGTGGTGGCAAAAATAAAGTTGGTAAACTTAAACCTGCTACTGGTCTTGCTATGAAAGACGGTGGAGGGTACGGTGTTGATGCTGGATCTACTCTTAACCACACAGTAGACATGGGCAAGAACAACAAAGTCGGTAATCTTAAGCCCGGACCAATACCCGGCGCTTAAATCTTTAATTAAAATTTAAATTAATAAAGCCCGTTGAGTTACCCCTCTTCGGGCTTTTTTAATAAATATAGATGTGAAGTTCTATAACAAAACTCTTAATAAAAAGTTTTGGTCAGATGATAAACAGTTTGATCCAAACATAAGAGAGAAGCTATTGTTAATCTCTAAAGACTTTATAGAAAAGTTAAATTTAGAAAATGTCGATATTTATGACATAACGCTTACCGGTAGTAACAGCAATTATAACTACAACGACTATTCTGATCTCGATGTACACGTGTTGATAGATTTTAAAGATATTAATGAGGATGAAGATTTAGTTAAAAAGGCATTAGATGGTGATCGGTTTATTTGGAATTTAAGGCATAATATAACTCTTAACGGGCATGATGTTGAGATGTATATGCAGGATAAAGATGAGCCACATGTAGCATCTGGACTCTATTCAATAAGAGATGATGAATGGATTACTGAGCCAACATATGACCCACCTTCAATTGATGAAAGAGATGTATATAAAAAGGCAAATGCTATAGCAAAAGAGGTTGAAATTTTAACAGAGAAGATTTCTGCTGCAAAGGGAGACGAGGCAAGGGAGCTACATACCCGGGCAAATAAGCTAAAAGAAAAGATAAGCAAAATGAGACAGAGAGGACTGGCTCGTGAAGGAGAGTTTAGCATTGAAAATTTAGCGTTCAAGGTCCTACGTAATACCCAAGTAATAGGGGATTTAATAGACCAGGTTGCTAAATCATATGATAGAATTTACATGGAAAACTTTAAGACATTTTTTGAATACTTTCAAGGTAACCCTATTATGAATCCTCATATGCGCAATGGTAAAAACCCGAATAGCGTTGGACCTGAAAAAAAGCATTTAAACACCGTGCCAAAAGAATATTCTCATAAAAGTCCTCATGTTAAGAACTTAATGCGCAACGGAGGAGGCCAAATCTTATTGATGGGGCAGCCCCTATTGAACACTTTAAGTGAGTATGGTGTACAGTATGAACCAGGGCAAGTTAAGGGCTTGGGAAATTCTGGTGTGTGTGTAAAAATGTATGAGGATGAGGAAGGAAACCAGTGCGGTAGATTGGAGGTAAAATAAAATGCCCCTATGTAACGAAAATAGAATAAACTGTACACCTGATGAGGTATTAGCTGCAACAGCTATACCTGCTTGTGGTAAGTTTGTTAATCCAGGAAATTTACAAGCAGAGCAATTAGTTTATGATCAAGCATTTAGTGATTTAATAAACAATTATGGCATAGCAATTAGCTACTATGTTAACACCTTTAATACTTTATCAGCTGACTTACTGTATGGAGAAAATGTAGGTTCTTACGCTGGTGTTAATGTTGAAACATATGAAGGTCCTCTTGAAATGCAAATGTATATACAGCTTTCAGATGACGCTGTGAGCTTAACTAAATTTGGATTTGATCCTGGAGACGAATTCACTGGGTTTGTTCATATAAGTACATTTCAAACTGCGGCATCTGCTGCTTTTGATTATGCATCATTTAATCAAGACATTGAACCTAAAGCTGGAGATTTAATTAGCCTCAGTGGGTTGGGATGTGACCGTCCCAATGGAAGAGGTACAGTAGTGTACCAAGTAACAGAGAGGATGGAGCAAGACATGTCAGCATTAAATCCAGTGTTAGGCCACTATATATACCGATTAAGAGGCAAACGATTCAATTACTCTTTCGAGAGCGGTCTTTCTGCTCGCGGTGACGATGGTAACCAATGGCCGCAAAGCGAACCAGTTAATGAGCAGGTATTTGACAATTCATTTAGCGGGGTATTATCTAGCACGCTAGCTGATCAGGCGTCATCTGAAGGAAAAACTTATGCCCCGCCGCCGGCTAATCCATATGATATTGATGACAGTTCTCAGAATGACGTCTTAGACATGAGTGTCAATGATACCGATATCTATGGATCTTATTACTAAGCTAGGACAGCATTAACAATCGTATCTGCGCTGTAAATATCTTCCATGTCCTCATAAGGGCATTCATGAATTACCCCGGAGAAATTATAATCATATAGATACGAGTCAACCAGGCCACGTGGAAATTCCTTAGCTGGTCTTAAATTGTTATGAAGAGGGTAGCCAAATTGCTCTGGTTTTGTAGCTACCCATGCTACAACTGAAGGTAGGCTCATTGCGGCCGCGGCATGCTGTAAAGAAGAATCAATAAACAATCTTTTTTCAGACCATGGCAGCAAGCTAAATAGTTCTTTCTTCGACACCATACTATCATACCGAATGCAATCATTGAGAGTTGGATGAAAGTCATAGCATATATGTAAAATGTTGTATTTGTCTTTTAATTGATCTACCGCAGCTTGTGCTATATGGGGATGCATATCTCTAGTCCAAGCATAAGGATGTTGTTGGTGATCTTTTCCTGGCCCGCCAAATGGCTGAAAAATTAAAAGCGGCTTACCATTCTTAGGTATAATGCTATCAATCATTGCTGCCCCGACTTCTTTTTCTCTAAAGTTAAAAGGTATAACTGTTGATTCATTATTATATGGTACACCAATCATGTCACACCATGTCTCTACTAAATGGCTTTGTTTGGTTATATGCTTAGTTTGTCTATAAGGATCCTGGGCATATATTTCTACATCCTTCTTTAAAATAAAATCTTCATAAAAATAAGGCACCATTCCTAGCCTGTAATGTCTCGTAACATCTTTATTTCTTAAAAAGATTTCTGGAAAGGCACATACCACTACTATCTTCCTCTTAGGGTAGGCATTTTTATATGCCCTTATTACAGCCGTTGCAGCTATATGTTTTCCTACACCACCTTCAATTTGAAATACGGTTGTCGCCATTAATATAATTATGACACTTTAGCATATATTGCAACTTATGGATTGCTTATCATTAAGTGATAAGACCCTAGAGCAGCTGCTCCGCCACCGCTTAACCACACTGCCCCGGCTATCTTCGGATCTTCATTGACATACATGCTGCCAGCACTTAAAAATAATCTGTTCGTATGGAACGCATGAGCTGAGATTGAATTTGTGTTTGAACCTAAAATATGACCACCGGTGTGAGATGAACAGTTATTGTCACCGCCCACCACGCTGCATGCTCCGGCTGCTCGGTTGTTGAGCCCACCTAATACTGTAGCGTTTACCGCAGTAGCGCATCCACTATACCCTCCTACAACTGTACTACAGGTAGCGGTACTATAATTACAGCGTCCACCACCAATAGCCGCTGAAGCGGCAGTCGCCTCATTGTAAGATCCACCTGGAACAGTCGCTCCATCCGCAGTAGCTTTATTTAAATGACCGCCTCCAATAACTGAATACGGTCCACTTGATCTGTTTTCTTTACCGGCACCCACAAATGACAAGCAGCTGCTAGCTATGGAGCTTAAACCACCGCCGATAGTCGACCCGGGTCCTGTAACTATGTTGCATGCTCCACCACCAATAGTAGAGCAGGTACCAGTATTGCAATTGCAGAATCCACCGAGCACTGAACCAAAAGCATCGGTGGCGCAGTTATGGCACCCAGCGCCAATAAATGTGTCTGCACCCGATGCGCAGCTACTGATTCCACCTACCACAGTAGAGCGAAGACCAGTAGCGCCGTTATAACTACCCGCTCCTATAAAAGCATCAGCATTTCCTGTATTATTAAAGTTACCAGCTACCACAGTACCACCTCCGCATGAGACAGTGTTCGAAAATCCGCCACCTATAAATCCGCTTAACCCTGTAGTTGTTACACAGTTGTCACTACCACCGGCTATCATAGAACCGTCGGCACATGCTTCATTAGACCGACCTCCACCTACAAATGAAAATTCTCCTGCAGCTGTATTCTTACATCCACCGGCGATAGTAGAACAGGCACCGGAGGCAAATCCACTGATACCACCAGCTATAGCTGAACCTACTCCTAATGATCGGTTATTACAACCACCACCAATAGTAGAACATGTTCCAGTTGCTATGTTACATCTTCCACCGCCTATAAAAGCACCTTCACCACTAGCATTATTACACCCGCCTCCTGCTACCGTAGCAAAGACACCACTAGCAGTACTGCTTAATCCTCCACCAACTGTAGATGCTATTCCTGTAGCTATGCTGCTCATTCCTCCAGCAACTGTTGAACAACCCGCATTAGTTAAATTTAATTTACCACCACCAATGAATGATAATTCTCCACAAGTGTAATTAGCAGCACCACCAGCTATTGTTGATGATAAGCCTATTGCGAAGTTACCTCCGCCACCGCCAATTGTCGTCAGATTTGCGGTTGTCTGGTTCTGACGACCACCTCCAATTACAGAGCATGTCCCAGTGGTTCTGCTGCTAAATCCACCTCCAAGTGAAGAACCAGCTCCAACAGTGCGTTGACAGCAACCTCCACCAATAAATGATTGAGCGCCTGTTGCAATTGAGCATATTCCACCAACTATAGTTGATCCATCTCCACATGCTATGTTGTTAGTGCCACCGCCAATAAACGAGCATGATCCAGGGACTCTGCTGCTAAATCCACCAACTATTGAGCTGTGCTCACCACCAATTTCGTTGTAGCTTCCACCTCCCAAAGTATTATAGTCTGAAAAAGACTCATTGCAAATACCACCGCCAATAAACACGCAACTCCCCTCCGTGTAATTCTTACACCCCGCAACAATCGTAGCGACGGTAGCTCCATCAACGATAGTGTTGCATGCACCACCCCCAATAAATCCGCACTCACCGCCATTTGCATTACAGCATCCACCTGCTACAGAAGAGTGGTCATAGTTCGAAGAATTTAAGCATCCAATAACTAGTTTTCCTGTAGCGCTTAAGTCACTAGCAATAGTTTGCGTAGTACAAAAATGATTGTTTTTTAGTGGTGAAGCAAGAGGTTGAACAGGTTTATTAGACCCTCCATGGTCAATATCATATTCAGCCCCGGATAAATAATTGAGAAATGTGCTCAATTCTGCACGGCGAGTTTGCCCGCCTTGAACTACCGCTGCTAATTCACTACCACCATATGGTAATTGATTGTCGGGTAAATCAGTAATTTTAATTCCCATATGTATATTTATGGTAAGAAGTAATTACTTCGGAGCTTTTAATCGACAACATGTAGCTATAGAAACAGCAAAAACAGCAGATAATATTAAATGTGTTTGAAAGTTATCGATTGATTCACATGCCGCAAGGCAGTTAATATGTTCTGTTTCGCCTTGCTCTGCTGCCTGTAATATTAATTGTACCTCCTCCGCAGCAAAGTAACCACGTAGTACAAATGCTACAATTATAGCTGTTAGTATATAAACTAAATACTTTGGTTTCATTTTTCTATAATCTTTTCTGGATTATCAGCAAAGCGCTTACCAAGTTTTACAATTCCTGTTATAACCTCAGGTGATATAACACCTATGATACCATATGTCATGGCCTTATATAGTGAGGATATCTCTGTTTGTTCTAGCACAAACCAAGCTATTAATGATGCAATAGCAGCGGTGAGAATTTTTTTGAGTTGCTGAACCCACGTTAGTTTATTACCTGAGGACAGTAAGCGCGCCAGCATACCACCTGCTCCTATGAGAGGTACAATCCATCCACCACTTACAAACTCGTTTAACAAGGACTTATCAGGTTCCATACTATATTATTTATAGTCTTGAAATAGAGGAATCCTAGATATAATAAGATAGGTGAAAATTAAATTCGATGAAAAATCTCATACATACACTCATGTAGACACAAACGAACCCTTTATATCAGTAACAACTCTACTAGGTGAGTATAAGCAACCTTTCGATAGAGATGGCCATTCAAAGAGAGTAGCAGATAGAGAAGGTGTGCCTCAGGAGTTAGTGCTAGAAATGTGGGAGCAAGAAAAGAACAAAGCATGTACTAGGGGTACCAATATTCATGCAGTGCTTGAAGATTATATTAACTATGGAGATGTGGAGGATAATTATGGGTGGTTGTGTAAATCTTATGACAAGGCTGTGGAGCGCTCTATAGATTCATTTAAAAATGTTTTAAGTGAGAACCTTTTATATGATGAAGATAATGGTGTAGCAGGAACAGCAGATCTTATATACGAACATAAGCATGAATTTACAATTGGAGATTTTAAAACCAATAAACGGTTTAGGTTTAGTTCGCCTTACTCAGAGCGCTTGAAGGATCCAGTAAGCCATCTACACAATTGTGAGTTTAATTTATATGGGCTACAATTGTCACTTTATGCATATTTGTATGAAAAGATGTCTGGTAAGAGGTGTAGAAAATGTGTAATATTTTACTTACAGGATGATAGATTCTTATCCTATCATATAAATTATATGAAAGCTGAGGTAGAAGCTATCTTACAACATCAGTTGAATAGCAAGTAATCCTTACTAAATAGCAAAGATGTTAGAGTATATTTTACATAAAATTAAAACTACAGAAACTTTTAAAGAGCCTTATGAGCATCTTATCATTGATAACTTTATACCAGAAGATGACTACAAAATTTTAGCTCAAGAAATTAATGAAATTAATCTTCTAGAAGCATCTGATAACCGTGAAAATGTTGAGGTGTATCGTGAGCAAGGAGGATTGGTAGGTGAGACACATTCAGTAGGCGACAGGATTATTTCGTTTGTGAAGGAGCAAAATAAATTTCCAAACTACAATAAAATAAATGAATTTACAGGATTGTGGTTGGAGAATCAAAATAAATTATTTACTGCTCTATCTGAAACATTTAGTATAAAGCGAGACAGTTATGAATATTTAGATTTTTGTCTTATTAAAGATCAGACTGATTATAAGATTTTACCACACACAGATCAACCTGGTAATGTATTTACTCTGTTATTTTACTGCCCTGTTGATGATACTAATAGAGATCTTGGACTTTCTATTTATGAAGAGGGTACTGGAAGCTATGTTAATACCAGAGATGCAGGTACAAAACTTCTAAAAGAGTATAAGAAGGCTGAATTTTTACCCAACCGGTTGGTGTGTTTTACACGTACAGATAAAACATGGCATGGAGTCGGAAGTGATAATGTTAGTTTGCAAGGATCTAGAAATTCTTGTCAAATTTTCTTTATGAATCCAAATAGCTAAGTTGCTAGAAATGTATTTATATAAATAGAGTAGCATGACAAGGTCTTCATTACTTAAAAAATTTGATACAAAAGTTCAAACATTATACGACTCTCTTTATGACGTTAAAGAGCTATTAGATTCAACGGAGGATTATGAATTAGAATCAGCAGCTGATCAATTTGTAGAGGATATTGAAGAGGTCTTAAGTGAGGGAGAAGCTAGTGTTGAAGCGATTAAAGGGCTGATTACTGATGTTGATGAAGATTAAGAGTTGAATTATTCATTAGTCCTTTATAATATAAAGGAATGCGTATAGAAACTGATCTTAAATTAGACTTCGACGATGTGCTTATTAGACCAAAGAGATCTACACTCACATCTAGAAGAGATGTAGACCTGCGTAGAACGTATAATTTTTTACACGGTGGGTCATATTTTGAAGGCATACCTATTATGGCTGCTAATATGGACGGTGTTGGTGAGTTAGAAGTTGGTGAAACGCTTTCATCATTAAACCTGTTTACCTGCTATAAAAAGAATATTGATGAAAACTCTCTAATAGATGCGCTAAGCCTCTATACTGTAAATAAGCAACGAGAGAATGTAGCTGTTTCTATTGGAAGAAATGATAATGACTTTAATAAATTAAGACGTATTAGTAAGCATGTTAAAGTTAAAAATATTTGTGTAGATGTTGCAAATGGTTACAGTCAAGCGTTTGTTGACTTTGTAAGAAAGGTTAGAGATAGCTACCCTGACTCAAATATATTCGCCGGCAATGTTGTAACTGGTGAGATGGTCGAAGAGCTACTCTTAGCTGGAGCAGATGTAGTTAAGGTTGGAATAGGATCCGGAAGTGTGTGCACAACTAGAATTAAAACAGGAGTTGGCTATCCACAGTTTAGTTGTATTGCTGAATGCGCTGATGCAGCTCATGGACTTAATGGTCATATTATTGCTGATGGTGGGTGTACCACACCCGGTGATGTAGCTAAAGCATTTGGAGCAGGAGCTGATTTTGTAATGCTAGGGTCTATGTTAGCCGGGTCAACAGAAGGAGGAGGCGAAAAGGTCACGATACTTGATAAGGAATATGTTGAGTTTTATGGTATGAGTAGTAAGAAGGCCAACGAAAAGCACAACGGTGGATTAAAGGATTATAGAACATCCGAAGGTAGAAGAGTTGCTATTCCATATAAAGGGCCGATGGAGGGTATTATACAAGACATTTTAGGAGGTGTAAGAAGCGCGTGTACTTATGTAGGTGCTTCAAAATTAAAGCATTTATCTAAATGCGCTACGTTCGTAAGATGTACAAAGACGCATAGTAAAATATATGAGACCTCTACTTTAGAAATATGAACATATTAATATTAGGAAAAGGTTACATTGGGAGCTATCTCAATGACAAACTAAAATCATTTGCTTCTGTAGATTTTGAGAGTAAAAAATGGTTTAATTATACTGATGTCAATACCCTTGTTAAGCGACTACTCTACAGGCAGTCACCAACTGGCAGACCTGGCGCCGTAGCAAAATACGATTACGTAATTAATTGTTCCGGGTTTACTGGTCGACCAAATGTGGATCAGGCAGAAGAAAAACAAGATCTATGCTACGAGCTTAATACATTTGCCCCTTTACGCGTAAGTAATATGTGCAAATTGCACGGTATTAATTATATTCATATTTCTTCAGGATGTATATATAATGGGTATGAAAAGCAATACACAGAAAAGGATGATCCTAATTTTGGTTTGTTTAATGAAGAAGCTTCTACATATTCTAAAAGCAAGCACGCATATGAGTTAGGAAGTGACTACGGATTAATACTAAGAGTAAGAATGCCTTTTTGCAATAACCTTCATGAGAGATCTATACTGACTAAGTTATTAAACTATGACAACTTAGTTACGTATGTTAATTCAAAGACCTATATTCCTGATCTAGTAAATTTTATTACATTGTTTATTAAAGGAAAATACCCTGCTAAGGAGAAAAACATTTTAAATTTTGTAAACCCTGTTCCTCTATCTACAGACCAAGTTACAGATATAATGAAAGAAAAAGGATTGCATAATACAAGCTGGAAATGGGTACACTTCGAAGAGCTCAATACAAAAGCTAACAGATCTAATTGTATCCTTAGCACTAAGAAGCTGGAAAAGGAGTATGGATTTAGACTTCTTGATGAGGAGGTTGCAATTAAAAAGGCGTTAGCTAATATATCTATATGAGGGAAAAGATTCTGATAACCGGTGGCTCGGGTCTGGTCGGACGTGCTTTAGCTGAAGCTTATAATTCGACATCCGATGAAGTAACTCCAATAGGTAGCAGTCAGTATAATTTAACTAAACAGTCGCAAGTAAATTCAATGTTCATGAACCACCGACCTACAAAGGTTATACATGCCGCGGCTAAGGTTGGGGGGTTGGGTTCAAATATGAAATATAAAGGTGAGTATTTCTATAAAAATTTAATGATGAACACCAACGTTATTGATCAAGCTAATGTATGGGGCGTTAAGAGATTAGTAGCGTTTTTGACTACATGTGCATTCCCGGCAGATGTTGAATATCCTCTAGATCATACAAAAATTCATTTAGGAGAACCACATGAATCTAATTTTGGTTATGCCCATGCTAAGAGGATGGCAGAGGTTCAAATTAGAGCATACAGGGAGCAATACGGACGAAAATATTCTTGTGTAATACCTACAAATATCTATGGACCTAATGATAACTTTTCCTTAGAGCATGGTCATGTAGTACCTATGCTTATTCATAAATTGTACAAGGCGCAGCGCGACGGTACAGATTTTAATGTATGGGGGTCAGGGAAGCCTCTTCGCGAGTTTATTTTCTCGCGCGACGTAGCAGAGCTTACAAAGTGGGTGCTTCATAACTATGATGGAGAAGATCCTCTTATTTTATCTACTTCAGATGAAATAAGTATCGAACATCTAGTTGATTTATTAGTAAAGGAATTTAAATTTACTGGTAAGGTAAAATTTGATAGGTCAAAGCCTGATGGTCAATATAGAAAGCCATCAGACAATTCGCTAATAAAGAGCTTAGTACCAGCATTTAAGTTTACGCCAATCGAAGAAGGAATAAAACAAACAGTAGAATGGTTTAAAGAAAATTATGACAAAGCAAGACGGTAAAGTAGCTCTCATTACAGGTATAAATGGACAGGATGGTTCTTATCTCGCTGAATTTTTAGTAGATAAAGGATACGAAGTATGGGGAACAGTAAAACGTAATTCCGTTGCAGAGAATCAAACTGCCCGTTTAAATGGTGTTTACGATAAGATTAAGAATAATTTACAGTACGTAGATATGACTGATCTATCGTCTCTTGTTAGAATTATTCAAGAGTCTCAACCCGACGAGGTATATAATCTTGCAGCGCAATCACATGTAAGAGTATCTTTTGATCAGCCAATATATACAGCAAATACAACTGGTATTGGTACCCTAAATTTATTAGAGGCAGTTCGCCTCATAAAACCAGATGCTAAAATTTATCAAGCATCTTCTTCTGAAATGTTTGGTAATAATATTGACGAAGATGGCTATCAACGTGAAACTACTTTAATGCACCCGGTATCACCATATGGTTGTGCTAAAGTCTTTTCATATAATATTTGCCGCAACTACAGAAATTCATATGGTATGTTTATTTCTAATGGGATACTTTTTAATCACGAGTCTCCAAGACGCGGAAGCAATTTTGTTACTAACAAAGTAGCTAAAGGAGCTGTAGAAATATCAAAGGGCCTTAGTAAGGAATTAACTTTAGGAAATTTACATGCAGCTCGAGACTGGGGGCATGCAAAAGATTATGTGGAAGCTATGTGGTTAATGTTGCAGCAAGAAGAGTCGGGCGATTTTGTATGCGCTACAGGAGTATCACATACAGTGTTAGATCTAGTTAAGCACGTATTTAAAAGGCTTGATTTAGATTGGAAAAAATTTGTTACACAAGATAAAAAGTTTTTGCGACCAGAAGAACTAGACGTGTTAAAGGGTGATAGTACTAAGCTAAGAGAGGCTACAGGATGGGAGCCTAGATATACTTTTGAATCTATGATAGATGAAATGGTTGATCACTGGGTTGTGAGTTTATAAAATGAAGAACGAAATAATAGGATTTACAGCCGGTAACTTTGATTTATTACATCCAGGTTACATATATACTTTTGAAGAAGCAAAGAGACATTGTGATAAATTTTTAGTGTTCTTGCAAAGAGACCCTTCAGCTACAAGGTATACTAAGTACAAGCCAGTTATACCATTATACGAGAGGTATAGGACATTAATGGCTATCAAGTACATTGACGATGTTTATATCTATCAGACAGAAGAAGAGTTATATGAGCTAATTAAATTTTGGAAGCCACAAGTCAGAATACTAGGAGAGGATTATATTGGCAAGACCTTCACCGGAGATGATTTACCGCTTAAGGTCATCTATACAACTAGGTCACATGATTGGTCAACGACTAAATTAAAAGACTTAATTACAAAGCAAACTATTAAACAAAATCCAGACATCGTAAAATGAGCAAATTGATTTATAAAGAGAATCTTTTAAATAAAGAAAATGGTTAAGAGTTTACAAGAAGTATATAATCGATATAAGACTTACGATGATCAGGGGCATGGAGATAAAGGTACCGACCATAATTACATTGATTATTATTCCGATAAAATTAAACCGTTACCTAATAAATCTTTATTAGAGATTGGGATTAGTTGCGGCTATTCAATTAGAATGTGGAAAGAATATCTTCCAGAGTCTAATATATGGGGGGTTGATATTGACACAAGTAGAATTCAAC